AGACGAGATTGACAAGGCAAGATACGAGGAGCTACGGAAGAAGTTTGAAAAGAAAAATTAAGTTTAATTAATCCATTATTGCCTAGTGAGCCAGTAGAACCTGAGCCAGATGGCAATGATTTTGTGTGTAAGTTTCCAATACCGATATCAGTAACCGTGGGTAAACAAAACGTTCAATTTTGGAAACGCTGGCAAAAGCGACACAATGCCTATCCCAAGATAGATTTTAATTAAAAACTTATGCGTGGATACACAGACCAATCAACAATTGAAAATTATATGCTAAAAAGCATAGATACTACATTCCAGATTCAACTAGAATCGTGGATTGAGGCAGTAGAAAAAATGATAGAACAGATAACTGGTCGTGTATTTATAGCCGACACTGAGGCCAGTGAAAGAATATACAATGGGCAAGGAGATGTTAGACAAAAATTTGACGAATTTGTGATTGATAGCGAAGAAAACCCCGGAATCATTATAAAATTAGGGGAAGATGAGCCAAGAGTGACGATAGAGCAGGGCGATTATAGAATATACCCCACTAATCAAGAAAACAAAAGCATAATAGAGCTTAAAAGTGCCTCGTTTGAACGAGGATACCAAAACGTGAGAATAACAGCCAAGTGGGGGTCGTATAGGGAAGTACCAGCAGACATTAAACTAGCAGCGACTATATTGGTGGCTGGAATTATCAATAATAGTTCTCCAGATAAAGGAATGGTAAGAAGTGAATCGCTCGGAGCGTATACTATATCATACGCCAACGAGAAAGGGTGGGCAGATTATACCAATGCTATGTCGATTATTTTAAGCCACAAAAGATTTTCCTTCTAATATGATATTCGATTTTTACAACCAAACAGCCAAGGTCGAAAGAATGACTATTATTACTGGATCAACCACCAAAAAAGAATGGACAACAATAATAAATAGCCAGCCTTGTTTAGTGCAACCGCAGGGCAATAATGACAATCAGGACGGGCAAGGAGCATTCGGTAAGGCAAGCCTAATGATATGCGACATAGCTGACATACAAGAAGGAGATAAAATTACTATTGGTGGCAATGCCTATCGAGCAACTGGACTTAAAAGATATGAAGGCTATGGAGACATTGACCACTTAGAAGTAGAAATAACTACATTCAAATGAGCGAAGTAATTACAATTAAAATTAAAGATTACGACCGGATACGAGCGGCTTTTGCTAAAAAACCAGTTAAATTGATTCAAGAATTGGGAGTGGCCGTGGAAAAAGTATTGATTAAGGTAACCAACACGGCAATGAGAGAAGCACCAGTCAATAAGCAATCTGGCGGCGGCAATTTGCGACAAAGCATTAAATATAGAATAACTGGGCCAGCAAGCGGAGTAGTAGAAGTATCTGGGGCTGGTGGAGCACCACATCCGTACGCAATATATGTCCACGAGGGCACCAGACCGCACATTATACGGGTAGTGAATAAAAAGGTATTGGCCAATAGACGAACCGGACAAATTTTTGGTAAGGTAGTTAGACATCCGGGAACATCGCCCAATCCATTTTTACAACGGGCGGTGGACCAAGAATCGGATTTTATCAATAGAACATTCGGCGAGGCGGTAGATAAGACGTTAGCCGACTAAAACTATGGCAAGCGATTTTAAAAACATAAGAGCAGCAATTGTCAGCGCAATTAACGAAATGAGTACTCCGGCAATATGTTATGGCTACGATAAAAGCATTTTCGATAAACTGCCAGCAGTGATAGTCATTCCGTCGGGCAATGAGAGCGACTATTCTGATACGGCCAGAGATAAGGTAACGTTTATATTTAAAGCAAGGATTTATTATGACGTTACCGGAGAAGACAATTATGACGAGGCAGAAAGCGCGCTGGAAGACGTCGTTGATGAAATGTTAACTGAATTTAGAGAAAAGAATGTTTTGGGGAGCGTCTGCGATTGGGTCATACCCACTCCCAGCGTATGGGAATATGAAGTTAGAGACGACAAAGTATATCGAGTAGCCGAAATTACATTAAGATGTGTCAAACATATTGAACATTAAAGATAAAAATGCTATAATTAATAAGCTAATAAAGTAAAACAAACATATGGCATATATGAGAGGAGAAGACATCAACGTAGGATTTGCCGTTGAGACAACTAGATTAACGGCAGTATCCCCGCAAATATGGATTCCGGCGAGAACCCCATCCGGAATTAACGTTGAGGTCATTAAAATAATGATGAAAGAGACAAAAGGCAAGGGAATCGTCAGTCAAGGATCAGAAATTGTGGGACGCAAGGCGGTGGGAGATCTAGAATTTAACCTGAGAGCAAAAAGTATCGGTTATATTCTTAAAAGCCTATTAGGTAAATGTACCACCACCACTCAATACGGGACAGCCAAAAAACACTTATTCGAGGTGCTAACTGGCAATCCAGAATTTCCGACATTAACAGTAGGATTGGCGCAGGAAGGCGGACAGCATTATGCTTATAATGGCAATCTGATCAACAGCCTTGAGATTCGCACTCCAGTTGACGATTTAGTTAACGCGACGATTAACTTTGAAGGGGCAGATGAGGCAGAACATACTAATTATACGGTATCGTTCAATGCTGCTGATTATTTATTCCGGCCGCAAGACGTCAGTATTAAGATTGCGAACAACGTAGCGGGATTGGCAACGGCCAGTGCATTAAAGCCAACTGAATTTGCTATTAGTATTAAAAATAACGGCAAAATCAGGCAAACCGTTGGATCGGCCACCCCAACCAATAACCTAGCGGGATTGATGGAAATCAGCGGAACAATTAAGTTAGATTATGAGGGCAAGACATACCACGATCTATATAAGACCGGAGCATATAAGGCTATGTCTATTAGTATTATCAGAGGAGACATTGATTATGGCGGATCGACTAATCCGTCAATAACCATTACTTTGCCAAAGATATCAATAGAAAAGTTGGGAGCGGATAGACCATTAGATGACGTAGTAACCGAAAGTCTAGAATTTAATGCCCATTATGATGATACTGAGGCCAAGGCAATTAAGATTGAAGTAATTAATGATCAGGCGTCATACGCCTCATAAAAATATGGAAAGTCCAACTAAAAAAATTAAGGCCCCAGTATCGGGAGCAGAAATTGAAATCAAGTCGTGGATTAGCGGAGCAGACGCTGAATATATTGATGAGGTATTGTTAAGTGCGGTTAAGATCACCCCAGATCCGCTAAATAAGACCGCTAACATTAGCGACTTTGATACCAATACGGTCAGAGAATCGACACACAGAGAAATTGAGAAGTTTATTGTGTCAGTGGACGGAAAGAAAGAAAATATAGTAGATGAGGTTTGTTCTCTCCCAGAGGAAGACTACGAATTCGTATTAGGCGAAATTAAGGCCAGACGGCCTAATAAAAAAAAAGATATATCAGCAATAGTGTAATTCGTGGTTTGGTTGTATTGGCATTATCTACTGGCTGGGATTTCCACACTATTATGAATCAGCCAGTATGGTTTATTCAGGGAATATCGGAAGAACTGGGAGAGATGGAAAGAGAGCAACGCCGAGGGGCTAAAAGATAAATATGGAAACTAGACGATTACAATTTATAATTGACGCGCAAGATAAGGCATCGGAAGCATTTAAATCTGTTCAAGACAAATTAGACGGGGTACAAAGCAAAATGAAAACCGCCGAAGACGCATCTAAAAAGTTTGCTCTAGGATTAGCAGGCGTAGGTGTGGCCGCAGGCGGTTTTGCTATGAAGGCGATAAAGGCGGCATCAGAAGCAGAACAAATGCAGATTTCGTTTACCACTATGTTAGGAAGCGCTGAAAAGGCGCAAAATTTTATTGCCCAGATGAAAGAATTCGCCGCTAAAACTCCGTTTGAGACCACTGACATTAGTAAGGCTGCTCAAACATTCTTGTCGTTTGGTATGGATGTTGAAAGTGTAATGCCTTCGGTTCAGATGATAGGCGACGTGGCTATGGGCAATAAGGAAAGATTTGCGGCTTTATCGTTGGCGTTCGCACAAGTTCAGTCGACTGGCAGGCTAATGGGGCAAGACCTATTACAAATGGTCAATCAAGGATTTAACCCATTACAGATTATTAGCGAGAAAACTGGTAAAAGTATGGCCGAGCTCAAAGATGAGATGGCTAAGGGAGCAATATCGGCCGAAGATGTGGCTGAAGCATTTAGAATAGCCACCAGTGAGGGTGGACGATTCTATGGTGGAATGGAATCGCAGAGTAAGACTCTGGCCGGAGTATGGAGTACGCTATCTGATACATTTAATCAATTTATGGTAGAACAGGGCGCAAAATTTATACCGGCGATTAAAAAAATGGTAGATGCACTTTCTAATGTAATAACTGATTGGTTACCAAAACTTGTTGATTGGTTGGGCAACACAATAAAATGGTTCAAAGACAATGAATGGGCAATTTATTTGATATCTGGAGCTATTTTAGGGTCATTGGTTCCGTCAATAGTTTCGATGGGGTTAGCATTTGCCGCGACAGCAGTGGCACTTGCACCATGGATGATAGCCGGTGCACTTATAGCCGGAATTGTGGCAGGAATAGTGTGGATTGTACAAAATTGGGATATGTTGAAGGCGAAAGCCACCGAGATATTCCAAGGAATTGCTAATTTTTTGAGTGGCATATGGACGACCATAACAGAAGCGATACAGACTGCGTGGAACTCTGTAATTAGTTTCCTTGCAGGAATATGGTCAACAATAACCGGCGCAATACAAACCGTCTGGGGTGATATTAAAAATTTTTTTCAGGGAATATGGGACGGCATCGTCGATGTATTTAAATTTGCAGCCTCTTTCGCCGTAGGATTGGTCGTTGCGATATTTAACGCTTTTGGTATTTACATTGTGACTATTTTTGGCAACATTAAAGAAGCCATTATTCAGGTATGGGATAATATCAAAAATGCCTTTCAGGTAGCTGGAGATTTTATTAGCTCAGCATGGACAGCTACGTGGGAATTAATTCGTACGGTATGGGACCAAATAAGTTCAAAGTTTAGTGAGGCATTGAATAACATTAAAGGAACATGGGAGAATACTTGGAATGCTATTGTTAACTTTATATCACCGATATGGGATAAAATTAAAGAATTGGTGACGGCCGGATGGTCTTGGATCACAACTAAATTTACCACCGCGACGCAACCGTTAGCTAACGCTTGGAATACAATGTGGCAAGCGATGGGCAATGTAGTAACGTCTGCTTGGGAAGGCGTCAAAAATACGATCAAAAATAGCCTCAACTGGATTATAGACAAAATTAACGTGGTTATTAATTCAATCAATAAAGTCACCGCCGCTGGAGCAAGTATAATAGGAATAAAAGCGCCACAGATAGGTAAAATACCATTGTTAGCCGAGGGTGGAATAGTAAAAAAACCAACAATGGCCATTATAGGAGAAGCTGGGCCAGAGGCAGTAGTGCCATTAAGACAGGGCGGCAACGGAATTGTTGGGCCCAACATAACAATTAACATTACCGGCAACGAATTTTTAGGCGAGGAAGGAATAGCCGATCGCATATTCAACCAACTAATGCGTCAGCTAAAAGACGCAATAGTATTATGATAACCATTAAAATTGACAACATAGATAGATCATCGCTGATTGACTTCGGATCGGTTAAAAAGAAAGACAACATCAACCAAGATGCAGACACACTACAATTTAGCCTAGAATATCACGCCGGACAGACATTTAGGCCAGAGGTCAGTAGTCTCGTAGAAATGCTTGATGGGGACACTAGGATATTTTATGGCAGAATCACCAGCATCGACCAATCCATAGAAAGCGATAGCATAGTTAGCTATGATATTAGGTGCAATGACATTGGACGAGATCTGACCAGATATTTAGCCAACGAGACATACGAAAAGATGTCGGTTAACGATATTATTACGGCTCTATTAGAGGACTTTTCTGACGGGACATTTACCACTAACAATGTTAACTGCGACATCGAAATCACTAAAATAACCTATGATCGGGTTAATACTTGGGACGCAATCAATCAATTGGCAGACCTAACGAATTACAGCTGGTACGTTGATTACGATAAAGACATCCATTTTTTCCCCAAAAACAATGAACCGGCACCGATCAACATTAGTGACGACAGCGATAATTTTATATTTGAATCCTTAAAAATAAGCAACGACATAACGCAAATAAAAAACAGAGTAATGATTAAGGGGGGAGAAGTAGAAGGAGACCCTAGAACAGAATACTTCGATGGCAATGGTACGCGCGATACATTCGTGACTGCCAACAAGTTTGCCAGATTGCCGACGGTGCTGGTAGATGGAGTAGAACAAGCAGTGGGGATAGATTATCTTAGTAGCGAAGAAGACTTTGATTGTTTTTGGGATTATAACCAAAAATATATACGATTCAAGGAAGATACTATACCACCAGCAGGGACTAACAATATATCCGTTACCGGTATTCCGCTGTATAACATAATTATACAGATGGAAGAGCCGACATCGATAGCTAACTATGGAGTAGCCGAATTTTACAAGAACGTACCGGATATAAAAAGCCGAGAAGACGCCATTTTATACGCGAAAGCACAAATAGAAGCATACCGAGCCGGAATAGATGAAGGAGAATTTCAGACGTATACTTCAGGGCTAAGAAGTGGGCAAATAATTAGTATATCGTCCACTCTAATGGGAATATCGGAACAATTTGTTATTCAGAGCGTTGACTTCAGTATGCTAACGCAAGAAAAATTCAAGTATCAAGTTAAACTAGCATCCGTCAAAAGCATTGGCATTATTGATTTTCTCATCAACCTATTAAAAAACAATAAATTGGCGCTAGAAAAAGGCGGAGAGTCGGTGATAGAAAAAACAGCCTATCCGATAGAAAAAATGGCAATGAGTGACACAATAGCCATTGACACAGATGACTATCCGCAAAGCG